TATGCTTTGTTTGCTAATGATTGACTATCAAAACCACTTCTATCTTCATAACCACTAGGAACTTTTACCGTACCTGTGCCGTGAGGAGATAAATTAATATCTTTGTTTGAAGCACCAGTTGACATTGTTTGACCATTAATTGTAATGTCATCAATAACTAGTGAAGTTAAACCTGCAATATCTGTTGTTGTAGAACCTAAAGTTAATACAGACGAACCTAAAGTAGTTTCACCATTTGTTGATAACTTAGCATTGGTTACTGCGTCATCAGCTATTTGGTTTGTGTTTACACCTGAATCTGTAATGTTAAAGGTTACGTTGTTATTTGTGATTGCTGAATCAAGACCAGTACCACCTGTAAATGTCAAAGTCTCATTAGTATTATAAACGTCTGTACCTGTATCGCCAGCTAAATCTATGTTTGAAAAGATTGTCTCAAAAGATAAATTACCAGAACCATCAGTTTTCATAAACTGACCTGCTGTACCATCGCCATTAGGTAATGTGAAAGTTGTTGTAGCAGATACGCTGTTAGGTGCTTTTAAGGCAATAAAGTTTGAACCGTTATTAGTACCCTCATTTATCTTAACTTGACCACCAGCAGTTGCTGAATTACCTATGATTAATTCGTCTATTGATTTATTTGAGTCAACAATTATTGTTGAGTTAGCAGTTAATGTACCGTGAGCGTGGTCATTTAAATCTGCAAAATATTTACCGCCAATTATATCAATACTAGTTGCGTCACCATTTCCATCAATTGAACCTGTACCTATGAATAATCTATCACCTAGGTTTGCTTGTGAACCTGTACCGAATGTTAATGCTAATTCACCTTGTTTTAGTGTTGAAGGTGCTGAAGTTGCGGAACTTCTTTTTATCTGAATTATAGTTGCCATTTTTTATTCCTAAAAGTTACCACAATTAAACAAGAGCGTTCCGGTTGTGGTTACTATCTCCGTTCTGGTTACAAACTTACCGTCTGAAGCTCTATATTGTAATAATGCACCATCATTTAATTCTGTTGTGTCAACGTCACCTAATAATTTTAATTGTAAAGTGCTATTCCCAGCTGCCTGAGCAGAGGGTAAGGTTACTGCTACTTTTTGTGGACCGGCACTTGTATTTACATTAATTTTTGCTGTTATATCAGGCATAAATCTTTCCCTCTTTTCTATATTTATAACGAAAACGAGTTAGAATTAAGTAGTAACCTGTGGTCTAACAGAGATTATTCCTTCAATAACTCTTGTAACCACATCACCTGTTTGAATTTCTAGGTCATAAACATACCTAGTATCTTCAAGAGCTGCTGTTTGAGTTGCTGAAAGGCCAAGGGTTACTACACCCGAGGCTGCGTCTGAAGCGATTGTTGTTGTGAAATCTTGTCTAGTCTGCGTGGATTGATAGCCCTTTGCTAACTTTGCTCTGGCAGTATATCCTGACAGATTGAATGGGTTACCATTAGCGTCTTTTACGGTGACATCCGAGGTAAAAGTTGCGCCTTGGTCTACTTGTAAGTTAGCAATTGCGGCCATCTATTTTTTCTCTTCTACTTTAATCTCTGTTTCTGGTGCTTCTTTTTTTATTAATTCTACTATTTTAGCGTTATAATGATTAGTCAAAACATCAATTTTTTCAAGCTCAAGTTTGTGTCTCGTTGCATTGACCTGGATTTCTTGTCTTACCACTAGGTAATTCTGTAATTCAGGACTGAATTTTGTCTCATCATATTGTTTACCATCTATTGTAATCATATTATATACTCCTTATACCATACTATTTATACGATATAAATAACTATATGAAGATTAAAAAAAGGAGAAAATTATGGCATTTTGGTCATTAGCCAGTTATACTAGACCTGATACTTCAAAAGAGTTTTATATCAGAAAAGATGAAGCTGAGGTATTAGCGACACCTTTAGGTCAAAAGATTAGTGAATATATGAATACGGATCCTAAAAAGATTATTCATTATGAAAGAAAAATATCAGACGATAGTTTAATACAATATTTCAAAGTTGGATTTAAAGACGAAGAAACTTACAATGAGTTTACGGCATTAACTGATTTTTCAGATTCAAGAACTGAACAAGCAGCTTGGTGTTCAGCAAATGGTCTCACTTACGAATTAATCACAGGCGAAGAAGAACCTATAATCTAGTTTATAGATTTATGAGGTAAAAATATCTTATCAGTAGTCGCAGCTATATTCTGCCAACATAAATCGCTATCAGGATTACAAGTTGCATATAGACCAGGCAACACTTTATAACCTAAATCTTTATCTAATAATCTTACAACTCTTTTTATAGCATTTCTTTTTCTAGGTGTTTGAATAGAAAAGAAACAATCGTAACCTCTCTCTTTCGCCCAATTAGTTTGATATGGTAAAAACCAATCTACAACTGGTCTTAACTTCTCTTTAACATCTTTAGTAAATGATTTTTGTCTAAAACCTGGATTTGTAAAATGTCTATCACATACTCTTACTAGATTATTACCATAATAGTATATACCAGAAAAACTAACAGGCGTATTATTATATTCTAATACGGTAAACAATTTATAATTAGACCATCTTATTTTCATTTTCTCAATAGAATAATTTTTAGCGTTCTCATCTTTCATAGAACTAGCTAATAAAAAAAGACCTGCTAATCTGTTAAAGTCTTTTATCTCTCGTACAACGCAATTTTCCATAAGTGTCTCTTTTTACCACCATTTTCTCGTTTGTGATTAGTTGCTTTATTATTATATATTAAAAGTTGGCCATTTTGCCATTTATGTCTATGAATTCTTTTAGGGTCATATAGTTTATCTTTTATCATTTGCATTTCTGGTAAATCATTATACGCCTCACAATAATATAAGTAAACACCCTCTTTATCGCCTTGTACTAATTCGTGTTCAACATTTCTATACTTTCTTCTAAACCATCTTCTCTCTGCTTCACTTCTAAAATGATAACCATATTCTTTATCGTGTATAAATCTGTTCATATCAAACTGAACTTTATCATTTTTATGTTTTCTATAATAGTCTGGTAAATCATCAAGTATTCTACTTGAAACAAATAAAGTATTACCAGAGCCTTCATCTATATTTACAGAATATAAAGCAACATACTCTGGTGGATTTTCTGAATAGCCTTTGTCAATGTGCCATTCTAATTCAGTATTGCCTTTTAAATTTTCTTTTGCTAATGCTCGTTCATCACTTACTATATTTACGAACATCTGGTCCATAGGATCCTGTGGTGCTGGTCTAAATGCCTTTTCTAAAAAATTCCATATCTCAACTTGACTACAAGGTACATTTTCTAGTACCGTTAGGTCAACTTCATTTTGAAGCAATGGATATACGCTTCTATTTCTCCAGTCTAGGCGATTGTGTTTCATCTATTCCTCCATAATATTCAAAGAACGGCTCTATTTGATAATCCTCGGTAATTATACCTCTTCTCTTACTATTTGTCAATGGTAGGCCATCATCATCTATTGTCCAATCAGTAACCTTACCACCCATTTTACCAACTTCAGTTTCAAAATACACCATACAAGTATTAGATTCTTTAATACCATCTATCATAAAATTAGGTATAATCTTTTCATCTGTAAATTTACCAAACTCTTTTCTAATAATCTTAATTAATTCATCAATACTAAATGAGTATGTATTCAAAAAATTACCCATTTTTGCAACTGATTTAATTCTAATTGTAAGTGGAAACCCTATACCTATTTTTCTATTATATTTCTTACATAACTCTATAGCATAATTTATTAATGGGTTAATAACGTGTAAGTTAGTAGGATCCACAATAATGTTTATATGAGGTACTATTTTGTGTTTTATACAATATTCTAAAGCTCTTGTTTTAAGTTTTGCATATTTACCATTATCAAATCTTTTGTAAACTTCATTATCTAAACCACCATTCATACTTAAACCTAACCAGTTAAGACCTGCCTTTTTTAAATCAATAACATATTGTTCTTGACCTAGTTTCAATCCATTAGTTAGTATTTGTGGTCTATGTTTATATTTTTTTGCAATTCTAATCATATCAAATAAACCATCATTCATTGTAGGCTCAGCACCTATAAATCTAATGTCTGTTCTTTTAGGCAATTTTTTAAATACTTCTTCAAGTTTTGTAGGGTCAACATCTGCAAATTTAGGATTATTTAACATATCACC